CTTCTAAACTAGCAGGTAATTCCATAGTTAGTTTAGATTCAGTATTTTTAACATCTTGTGCAAATATAGAATTAATAAATGCAAAAAATACATTATTATATTTAATTTTTTTTGTTTTTTTCTGAGTTTTTTGAGTCAATTTATCATCATCACCATCACCATCATCATCATTACCATCATCATCATCATTATCATCACCATTATCATCATCATCATCATCATCATCATCATCATTTTTCTGAACTTTTTTAGTTAGTTCATTATTATAAAACTCCTCTTCATTTTCATTATTATCAGATTCATAATCTTGATCAGAATTTCCAGTAAAAAAATTGCGAATATTATCAAATATTCCTCCACCAACTTGTTGTTCATCAGCTTCGGTTTGCTTGGTATATTCAGGTAGTTCAGTAGATTCAGTTACTTCGGAGATTTCAGGTGATTGTGTCAAATATTTGGACCTTCTTCGTGAAGAAATAAATTCTTGATAAGTTAGATTATGATTAAATGTGCTGTAAATACCTTTAATTAATATATATAATTTAACAAAAATTAAGGCAATAATTTTGCAAAGATATTTTTGTTTTTTTGGTCTAAATATTCTCTCATTATTACTATCTTTAAAAATAAAGTCGTCATTGTGAATATCATTTAAATTAAAGATATATAAATTATTAGATTTATTAAATTTAACATCAAATGGAAGTTTAATTTTCTGAATTGCATTTAAATAAAGTTCTTCAGAGAGAATATATAAATCAGCACATTCATTAGTAAAATTACTATCTTGGTCATATACTTTTGCATATTTTTTAAAGATAGCAGATTTATATAAGTATGTAGCAAATGATTCTTTTACAAATTCATCAAATTTTTTGTTAACTTGATTTTTAGAAAGTTTATTAGAATTACTTGAATCAGAAAATAAAAAATCAAAATTAAATAAGTTATCCATAATTATAATAAGTAAATAAAATTATTTATTATAAAATTGATAAAATATATATAAAATTAGTTTAAATATTATTTAATAAATATAGGAGACAATTAAATGGAAATAAAAATAGATGGAAACATAGAACTAAATAGTAATGAAAATAATATAACAAAGAAAAACAGAGAAAAAAAGTCAAAAGATATAAAAAAATTATGGTATTTATTTGATGAAATAATAGATGAAGATTTAAATAGTGAAATAAAAAAAACAAAACTTGAATGTGTATATAGAACAAATGAAACAAAAACAATAATTGAAAATGGAATTTGTGCTGCTTGTAAAACGCATTTGTTTGTTGGAGATGATGGATTTTTAACTTGTCCAAACAAGAAATGTGGGATTATATATAAAGATAATTTGGATCAAAGTGCAGAATGGAGATTTTATGGGGCAGATGATAATCAAAATAGTGATCCAACAAGATGTGGGATGCCTATAAATCCATTACTAAGGGAATCTTCTTATAGTTGTAAGGTTTTATGTCCAGGAAAATCAAGTTATGAGATGCATAAAATAAAGAGATATACAGACTGGCAATCGATGCCTTATAAAGAAAAATCACAATATGATGAATTTCAATTAATAACAATAATATCACAAAATGCAGGAATACCAAAAATGATTATAGACGATGCTACAAGATTTCATAAACAAATATCGGAAGCAAAAACATTTCGAGGTTTAAATAGGGATGGTATAATTGCGGCATCAATTTATATATCTTGCCGTGTAAATAATTTTCCACGAACTGCAAAAGAAATAGCAGATATATTTAATTTAGATAATACAAGTGCAACAAAAGGTTGTAAAAATGCATTATCAATAATAAATGATACTGAATATAATAATAATAATAATGATGAAATTTTAAAATTAAATAAAACAACTCCTTTATCTTTTATTGAGAGATATTGTAGTAAATTGAATATAAATAATGAATTAACAAAATTATGTAAATTCATTGCGCATAAAATAGATAAGTTAAATTTAATACCTGAAAATACCCCACACTCAATAGCAGGAGGTATAATATACTTTGTATCTCAAATATGTAATTTAAATATTCCAAAAAGCACAATAAATAATATATCAAAAATAAGTGAAGTAACAATAAATAAATGTTATAAAAAATTAGAGCAACATAAATCTGAATTAATTCCAGTAGTAATATTGAAAAAATATGGATAATATATCGTGTATTTAATAATTAATAAAATATAGAATTATTATAAAATGATAGTTCCGAAGTTAGTATTTATAATCCCATACATGAATAGACCACACGAGAAATTATTTTTTTCTAATTATATGAAATATATTTTAGAAGATTATGATGAAGATGATTATGAAATATATTATAGTCATCAAATAGAAAATAAACCTTTTAGTAGAGGTGGAACAAAAAATATAGGTTTTATAGCAATAAAAGAGAAATATCCAGAACATTATAAAACTATTACATTTGTTTTTAATGATGTAGATACTATACCATATGAAAAAAATATATTAAATTATATAACAAATACTGGTATTGTAAAACATTTTTATGGCTTTAATTTTACTTTAGGGGGTATTTTTTCAATAACAGGAGAAGATTTTGAGAGATGTAATGGTTTTCCAAATTTATATGGATGGGGCATGGAAGATAACGCTATGCAAGATAGAGTATTAGAAAATAATATAAAAATAGATAGAAGTGTATTTTATACATTAAATAGCAATAAAATAATAAATTTAAAAAGTGGTCCAATACGTATTATAAATAATAAAGATCCTGGAGATTATTTAAAAAAAAACTTAAGGGATAATTTAAATAATATAAATAATTTGGAATACAATATAATATGTAATGAAGAAAATTGTTTAAAAAATAATGTAAATGAATTTATGATAAATATAAATAAATTTACAAGTCTAGAAAATCCATATAAACAGAAATATTATATTCATGATTTAAAAAAAACAAATCTATTAACTCCAAATTTATTAGAAAAAACAAAAAGACGAGAAAGATGGTCACTGCATAGAATTCAAAAATTATAATTTATTCAACACTAACTACTTTTGCTAGGTTACGCGGTTTATCTGGATTAATTCCTTTAGCAATAGATATATTATAGGCAAGATATTGTAATGTAATGATAAATATTATTTCATTATAATAATCCAATTTAGGTATAATAATATAATCACTATCATTTATATTTAATTCTTGAACCACTTGTTTTGAATTAGTAATAATAAAAATATTCGTTTCTCTCCCTTTTATTTCATAATAAGTTGATTTTAAATTACTATAATTATTAAAATCAGTATAATCAATTAATAATATTGTTAAATTAGTATTATCAATTAGAGCAAAAGGGCCATGCTTTAGTGAACCAGCAGAAAAACCTTCTGCATGTATATAAGAAACCTCTTTAATTTTAAGAGAAGCTTCTAATGCTATAGGATATAATTTATTTTTTCCTAAAATAAAAATATTATTAATATTTTTATTACAAATAAAATCTCTAATATTTTCTAATGACTTTAAGAATTTAAAATCATATAATAATGAAGTTAATGTGGTTGAGAGACTTCTCAAACAATTTATTTTTTTATTATTATTAAAATAATTATTATTAAACCACATTTCAATAAGAGATAATACAATTAACATAGAAGTAAAAGACTTAGTGGAAGCAACAGAAATTTCTGAACCACAATTTAAATAAACACCACAATCAACTTCTCTTGCAATTAAAGAGTCAACTGTATTAACTACTCCTAATGTAATACAATTATTATTTTTAGAAATATTAAGACAATTATAAACATCAATAGTCTCTCCAGATTGAGTTAAAAAAATACATAAAATTTTTTTTTTATTTTTAATATTAGGAATAGTATTAAGAGAGAATTCAGAAGCATTTATACATTTAACGCTAATAAATTTATTATTTGAACTAAAATATAATTCGCCAAGTAATCCTGCATTAAAACTTGTTCCACAACCAATTAATAAAATATATTCAATATATTCATAAACATTTAATAATTGTTCCAATCCACCCAATTTAATATTATTATCCAAAATTCTAGCTCCATAATTATATGCTTTTTGTATGGTTTCAGGTTGTTCCATAATTTCTTTAATCATCCAATGTTCATATTGATTATCAAGATTAACAATTGAATCATAAGATATTTTGTTAATACTATATTTTTTATTATTAACAGATTTATAGTCATTATTTGTCACTTTAATAATATCATGATTATCTAAAATAATATAATCATAAATTAAACCAATAAAACCATTTGATTCTGAACTACATATTGTATAATTATCATTAGTTCCCAATAATAATGGTGAACCATGGCGTGTAACATAATATGTATCAAGTTGTTTTGTATATATTATAATTAAACCCCAAGTTCCTTCTAACTGTTCAATAGTTTTTTTTATCGCTTCTTCAATGTTATTAGACATATATAATATATAATATTCTATTAAATTGGCAATAACTTCACTATCAGTTTCACTATAAAATGTAAAATTATTTTCAAGTAACATAGATTTAATTTTTAAAAAATTATTAATAATACCATTATGAACTAAAATTATATTTCCATGTTGTGAAATATGAGGATGTGCATTAATATCAGTTTTTCCACCATGTGTAGCCCATCTGCTATGAGCAAGTGCAATATTAGAAGTAATAGATTTTGATAAAAATAAATGTCTCAATGAAATAAAACAATCACTAGTATTTTTAGATGCAAATTTTTCAATACTATATTTTTGTTTAATTTTGTCAAAATAACATATTCCCATAGAATCATATCCTCGATTTTGGATTAATTCTAGACTATTTAGAACATAATTAATAATATTTGTATTATTTTTGGATAAAATAAAAACAATGCCACACATATTAATAATATATACTAAAATATTTTTAATATAATTTATAATAACTAGATATATATATTACTCAATAGCATGTATAAATGGTTTATAAAAAGAAAAAATTTATCAGGAGAAATATATGATTTAACAGCATCTTCTAATATAGGATTAAAAGGTTTTGAAACAGGAAGATTAAAAAATACTCAAGCTCTAGAGCATGGTATTTCAGAAAGTCTAGAAAAATATAGATTAGAATTAGATATTATTTTAAAAGATGAAACCGATGATAAAGCAGAAAAAAGGAAAGAACTTGGTTTTATAATTGATAATTATATAAGCTGTGATAAAGCAATTAATGATTTGATATCTTTAAATATACAATTATCTAATTGGGATACAATTAAAAATAATCCTCCTAGTTTTAATGAATTATTTAAATTTACTATGAATTATTTAAATGGTGGAAATGGAAGTAATCAATTTGAAAGACAACCTTTAATAACTATAATTGTAGGAGGAAATCCTTTAAAAATATTTTTTGCAATATTAACATATTTACATAGTTTAGCACAATATGAAGATATTGATTTATTAGTTAATGATATAATAGAACGATTTTATAAATATATAGGTGATTCTAGCCAAAAAAATATATTAAAAAAAATATTAAAAAATTTAAAGATTTTTTTAGAATTTAATATAAGTGAAAGTGAAAAAGAACTCTTAACTGAAAGAGAATATGAAATTGTAAATGAATTAGATTTTAATTTATTTATGATACAGAGTGAATTAAATAAAAATTTATCTCTAGATTTACAATTTAGTGATATGGATTTTGCATTAGTGCCAAATGAAAATACTGAATTAGATAAAATTTATTTACAAAAAGGAGGTGTAAATACTAAAAAACAAAAAATAACACAAGAATCACTTGCTGAAGTTGTTTCACTACCCCCAAGTGGCAGAGTAACAAGGTCACAACTTCCTGTAAATCTAGTTCAAAAAAAAAGAAAAGATTTAACTTTTCAAGAAATGCAAGAAAAAGAAGCAAAAGAAGCGTTAGAGAAAAAAAAACTAAAGCAAAATACAGTTAAATCTTTAAATACTAGTGCTAAAACTGCCAAAAGTTCTAAAAGTGCTAAAAGTGCTAAAAGTGCTAAAAGTGCTAAAACAGCTAAAACTGGTAAAACTGGTAAAACTGGTAAAAAAGAAATAACTTCATATAAACAGACTCCATCATCAAAAGAAAAAAAAAGCCATGGATTTTTATTAGTAAGATTAAAAAGTTCTAATCAATTTAAAGAACCATATGATAGAATACCAGAATATATAAAAACAACTTTAAAAGAGATAAATGAATTAGTAGAGTTAAATCCAAATGGCGAAAAAGCTTGCAATAATCAAAATGATTTAAAATTGTTAGGAAAAACATTAAAACTTTTATCTCAACCACAATTATTTAGACATAGTTATTTAAATGTAACAGGAATAAGTAAGGATTGTTCTACATTTATAAAATACTTAGAACAATCAAAAAAATTAATTGGGTATTTAACATCTATGAATATTAATATATTTGTAGATTATCTAAGTAATGATAGTAAAGATAATAAAAAGAGATTGGCAGATTTTATGAATTTTTTACATAAAAATGGTGAAAAACAAAATACTTTAATAAAAACATTATTTGATGGAGATGGTAGTAAATTGAGAGATAAAGGTGAAATATGTAGACAATATTTAAGTAAAGAAGAAGTAATATTTAATTTTGAATCAATAGAGTCAATTTGCGATACCACTAAACCTTTATTTAAAGTTATGAGTGAATTAGTTTTAGAATTTTCTAAAAGAAAAGAAGTAAAAGAAGTTATGAAAATAATAACAAAAAAATTAGCAGGAAATATAGAAGAAATTCCAAATGAAAGTTTTAAATTTCAACCTTGCAAATATGATAATATTTATGTAACTCCTCATTTAGGATATCAATTAGATGAAGGAAATCAATCTTTAAGGAGTATTAATTATGATACAAGTGATTTACCACCAAATTCAAAAATTACTTCAAATCCAACATATAAACCAATAAATTTAGAATCAAAAAAAATAAAATCAGAAAAAGAAAAAGTAATAGAAAAAGAAATAGAAAAACAAATAGATAATTTAATAGCAGAAGATTATCTAGAAAAAAAATTAATTTCTGATTTTTCAAAATTAAAAATTGCAAAAGGAAATAAAAAACAAGAAACAAGAAATAAGAAATTAAAGAATAAAAGAAGAAAATCAAGAAGATAGAAATACACCTAATAGAATAAATGCAGTTGATATTATTTTTTTAAAAGTAATAATTTCTTTATAAAATATTTTGTCAAATATATTAGTCAAAATAATTCCTGCACCACACCAAATAGTATATGCAATACTGAGTGAATATTTATTTAAAGATTTTGGAAAAGTATAAAATGAAATACCATAACCAGCATAAACCGGTAAAAACCAAATTTTATTATTTATTGTATTTTTGAGACAGCAAGTAGAGAGAGTTTCTAATAAAATAGAAGTCACTAAGTAACTAGTAGGTCTATCAATCATTGAGATTTGCATATATCTCTCATGATAAATTGGAAAAGTAGGATTTTTTAAAATAAGTGGATGTATCATAATTATTATATAAAATTGTGATTTAGTTTTTAATATTTATCATTTAAAATGTAAATATTAAAATTAAATTTTTTTTTTTGTTGATTTTTTTTTGCTGATTTTTTTTCCTATCTTAGCGGCTTTTTCCCCGCCCAAGATCGACTGCAAATAGTGACGGTTCACTGTGGCTTGTAATTAAATAAAAAATCATATTGTTTATTTTCTAAATAATTTGTTATAGAATGGTATATTAGTTATAAAAGAGAATTCTCCTTGATTTTTAATTAATTCACCACCATCTATTCTTACTATCTCT